CGCGGTTGCTTGGTGATGTTGGGGACATAGCAATAGGCGCAGCCGTGACCGCAGCCGCGGTAAGGGTTGGTCGCCAAAGGCGCATATTCACCGGCCTGGCCGCGCGGCGGATAAATGAACGTACAGCCTTTGACCGAGACGCCATCTGGGTTGAGCGTTGGCCTCGGAATTATTCTTGACATGGGAAAGCCCCCTTCGATTCTGTGTCATGGCAGTGTACCTGAAAATAATTCAGGACACAAAGCATTTGGGAATTAAATTCAGTGCCCCGGAAAAAGCCACCTCCGCCGAAAAACCCGCGCGGACGCCCCAAGATAAAAATAGACCTGGAACAGCTGGCCAGGATCGCGTCGACCTTCGCCACGATCGAACAGGCGGCGATCATCCTCGGCTGCGGGCGCCGCACGCTGCTCGATCGCATGCGGCTGGACCGGGCCACCAAGGACGCCTGGGAAGACGGATTGCAGCGGGGAAAGTATTCGCTCAAGCGCCTGCAATGGCGCCATGCCAATGGCAACGGCTCGGCCGCGGTGAATATGACGATCCATATGTCCAAGCATCACTTGGGCGAAACCGACAAGGCCGCATTCGAGTTGAGCGGGCCAGGCGGCAGCCCCATTCAAGTGGTGCTTTCCAGGGATGATTCCGGCCTCCTTTGAGCTCACCGGCAAGCAGGCCGAAGCCAATCGGCTGCTGGGCTCGGCAGCCGAAAACGTCCTGCTCTATGGCGGTGCGCGATCGGGCAAGACGTTCCTGATCTGCCGCGCCATCATGGCGCGCGGGATAGGGGCGCCTGGCTCGCGCCATGCCATCATGCGCTTCCGCGGCAACGCGGCGCGCGCCTCGATTTCGCTCGACACCTTGCCGAAGGCCCGCGCGCTCTGCTTCCCGCAGATGCCGATGAAGGAATATCGGCAGGATGGGTTCTGGACCATCGGCCGCGGCTCGCACGAGTCGCAAATCTGGGTTCTCGGCCTCGACGACAACGAGCGCGTCGAAAAGATCCTCGGCCTCGAATTCGCAACGCTGTTCTACAACGAATGTTCGCAGATACCCTATTCATCGGTGACACTGGCGCGCACCCGCCTGGCGCAGGTCGTCAACACCGTCGACGGCAGGGTGTTGCGGCAAAAGGCGTTCTATGACCTGAACCCGTCCGGCAAGGCGCACTGGACCAATCTCGAGTTCGGCCGCAAGATCAATCCGGAAACCAGGCTCGCCCTGGAAGATCCCGACAACTACGTCCGGATGGGCATCAACCCGGGCGACAACGCCGCCAACCTGACGCCGGAGACGATGAAGCGGCTGGCCTCGTTGCCGCCGAAGCAGCGCCGCCGGTTCTTCGAAGGCATCTATGTCGACGAGGTGGAAGGCGCGCTCTGGACCTATGACCGCCTTGACCAGTGCCAGGTCTATCTCGACGACGTGCCGGAGCTCCGCGAGATCATCGTCGTCGTCGACCCCTCGGGCGCGCGCGGCAAGGAAGACAAGCGCAGCGACGAAATCGGCATCTCGGTGCAGGGCAAGGGCGTCGACGGCCGCGTCTACATCATGGAAGACCTCACCATCCGCGATGCGCCAGGCGTCTGGGGCAAACGCGCCGTGCAGGCCTTCCACAAGTGGCGAGCGGACGCGATCGTCGGCGAAATCAACTATGGCGGCGCCATGGTCAAGCAGACCATCCGCACCGTCGACGAAAACGTCCCGTTCCGTGAGGTGACGGCCAGCCGCGGCAAGCACGTCCGCGCTGAACCGGTCGCCGCCCTCTATGCGCCCGACGTCGACAAGGTCCGCCACGTCATCGGCGACGGTGTCCGCACCGCGCACAAGGGCAGGCTGGCCGAGCTCGAGGAACAGCTGACGAACTTCTCAAGCGCAGGCTACACCGGCGAGAAATCGCCGGACCGTGCCGACGCGATGGTCTGGGGCGTTCATGCCTTGGCGCTGAAGGACTACGGCAACGGCGATGCCATGCTCGAATTGGCCCGCCGCGAGATGGCGGACAAGCGCGAGAAGGGCGAGGCGCCGACCATGGTCCAAAAGGAATGGGCCAAGGGCAGCGTCGAATACTTGAAATGGATGGCGGGCGAGATCGGCCCGCCGACGTAAAAAGGGCTGATCGCGAATGCCGGAAGGTGGAACGAAAACACCGATCACGTTCCAATTCGGCTCGCCGCAATGGGACCGTGTCTTTCAGCCGTCCTCGGCGATGTTCTCGCCGGGCACGCCGCCGATTCCGGCTGATCCGCAGCCGGTCCGCCGCATCGACTTCCCGGCAGGCTTCAACCTGCAATGGACGCCGCGCGGCTGGGAGACGTTTTCATTCTCAACGCTGCGCGCCTTCGCCAATGTCGAATTGGTGCGCCTTGCGATCGAAACCCGCAAGGATCAGATCGAAAAACTAGACTGGTCGATCAAGCCGAAGAAGGGCAAAAAGAAGCGCGCCGACGCCGACGAACGGGTCAGAAAAGTCGAAAGGCTGTTCGCAAAGCCCGACGGCGTCAGCGATTTTGCCACCTGGCTACGGCCTTTGATGGAAGACCTGCTGGCGATCGACGCACCTGCGATCGAGCGCCGCCGCAACCGCAATGGCGACCTGATCGGGCTCGAGGTGGTCGACGGCGCCACCATCAAGCCGCTACTGGATGCGCGCGGACGTCGACCGATGCGGCCGGCGCCCGCCTATCAGCAGGTCATCAAGGGCCGCGTCTGGTGCGACCTCACCACCGACGACCTGATCTATGCGCCGCGCAACATGCGCTCGAACCACATCTATGGCTTCTCGCCGGTCGAGCAGATCATCGTCACCGTCAACACGGTGATGCGGCGCCAGACGCAACAGCTGGCCTGGTTCACCGAGGGCAACCGGCCCGACGGCATCATCAACGGGCCGGAGAACTGGACGCCTGACCAGTTCCGCGAATTCCAGGAGTGGTATGACAGCCGGCTTGCCGGCAACCAGGCCGAGCGCGCCAAACAGTTCTGGGTGCCGCACGGCTCGAAATACCAGGCCTTCAAGGATTCGCCGATCAAGGACGAATTCGACGAATGGCTGGCCCGCGTCGTCTGCTTCTGCTTCTCGCTGCCGCCGACCCCGTTCATCCGCCAGATGAACAAGGGCACCGCGCAAGAGGATCAGGAACGCGCGCTCGAAGAGGGCCTGACGCCGCTCCTGAAATGGTGGAAGCGCCGCGCCGACCTGATCATTCAGGAAGACATGGGCTTCACCGATCTTGAGTTCGCCTGGGAGGACTCGGTCGACATCGATCCGGCCAAGCAGTCGGAAATCGACGATCGCGACCTGCGCAACGGCAAGAAGACCATCAACGAGGTGCGCGACGCCGAAGGCCTCGAAAAGGTCGAAGGCGGCGACGAGCCGATGATCTACACCGCGCAAGGGGCGGTGCCGCTCAGCATGATCCGCGACAATGCGGAGACCTCTGCCGCTTTGCAGGAAAAGCAGTTGACCGATGATCCGCAGCCTGCCGGCGCAGCAAAGCCTGGCAAGGCCAAGCCGAAAAAGGAAAAAGCCTGATGGCAAACGTCCGCTTGATGCCGCCGAACAACACGGCGATGACCATGGTCGTTAACGGCCGCAGCTACACCTGCGCGGCAGGCGCCACCATCGACGTGCCGGATTTCGATGCCGCAGTATTGCGCGCGAATGGATGGGTGGAGACGGCGTCTGCCGTCGGCGCCACCAGCGCGCGCCCAACCGCTCCGCGCCATGGGCAGAAGTATCACGACACCACGCTCGGCTACAGCGTCATCTATGACGGTAAGAACTGGCGCAACCCGTCCACCGGCGCCGTGGTCTAGGGACTAGCCCCATGCACTTCTACGGCTCGATCCAGAAGGTCGACAAAGAACAGCGCATGGTCTGGGGCTATGCCTCGACCGAGGCGACTGACGCGCACGGCGAAACGGTGCTCAAGAGCGCCGTCGAAGGCGCCCTCGACGATTATCTCGAATATGCCAACCTGCGCGAGATGCACCAACTCTCGGCCGTTGGCACCACTCAAGAGGCCTCAGTCGACGACAAGGGCCTCTACATCGGCGCCAAGGTCGTCGACGACACCGCATGGAAGAAGATCACCGAGGGTGTCTACAAGGGCTTTTCGATCGGCGGCAAGGTGCTGGCGCGCGATTCGAAAAACAAGAAAACCATCACCAAGATCCGCCTGGATGAAATCAGCCTGGTCGATCGTCCTTCCAACCCCGAATCGCGGTTCGACGTCTGGAAAGCAGCCGGCGCACCGCAAGAGGATGCCATGGCCAAAAAGTCAAAGCCGCCTGTCGCTGAAGAGATGACGGAATCCGCGCAGTTGCCACTGGTCGCCGATGCCGGCGCAGTGGCCGCAGACCCCGTAGAGAAGGCCGCGGGCGCGGCTTCCTCCGGCGCGGTGGAAGGTGAAGACCAACTCGAAAAAACGGGTGGAGCGCAGGATGTGACGGCAGAGGCCGCCACCGAAGCCAATCCCGACGACCTGACAAAGGGCGAGGGCGAGACGCCCGCCGCAGCTGAGACGGTGGAAGAGAAGCCCGCCGATCCGGTCGCCAAGGCCACCGCCGCGCTGCAAGCCGCCGACGAAAAGCTGGCGGCGATCGCGGTAGGCGACACCAAAAAGGGCATGTATGCCGTCGGCCGCTTTGCCGAAGTGCTCGAGTCGATCGCTTACCTGGCGCAGTCGGCCGAGTATGAGGCCGAGATGGAGGCCGATGGCTCGCCGGTCCCGGCCAAGTTGCGGGACTGGATCAAGGCCGGCGCTGCGATCTTCAAGGACATGGCGCGCGAGGAAGTCGACGAACTCGTCGCCGCCGGCAAGGTGAAGAAGGCCACCGCCGCCGAACCGATCTCGGTCGACGTCAGCGTCGTCGGCGCTGACGCTCTCGCCAAGGCGATCGACGAGGCCAAGAGCCAGATCACGGCCGAGCGCGATACGCTCGCCAAGTCGCTGGCCGAACGCGACGAACAGCTGACCAAACTCGCCGACCACGTCACCACGACGCTCGGCACCATGAACAGCACCATCGACGCGCTGACCAAGCGCAACGATGGCCTGCAAGCCGAAATCGCGGAGATCAAGACCGCGATCGACGGCGCGCTGGCCAAGGGCATCGCCGAAGGACTCGAGAAATACGGCAACGCCCCGGCGCCGGCGAAAACCGCAAGCGTCTTCGCCGTGTCGAAGGAACAGGATGCGACCGGCAACGCTTCGTTGGAAAAGTCTGAACCCTCCAACGAGGATATCCAGAAGGCGCTGGCGGAATTGCCGCCGGAAGAGCGCGCGCTGCTTCTGACCAAGGCGGCATTGCTGATGCCGCGCCAGGCGCACTTCGTCACGGCTCGCTAACAGTCCGTTTCAGTTCGATCCGGCCAAGCACCAGCGAGGCCGATCAAGCCCCCGCCCGGATGGTCCGCGCGGGGTTTTTTGTTGGCCTCGCAAGAGAGAGGAATCCCATGAAGCACGTTGCTCCCGAAGACCTTCAGAAGTCGTTTGTCGACTCGCTGAAGAACCCCAGCGAAGACCTTGCCAAGCATGTGCTGCTGTCCGCCGGCATGAACCCGGCCGACCTGCAGAAGAACATCACCACGGGCACGGGCCTGGTCGCCTACGACCTTCAGGCTCCGGCGAAGAACCTCTATCCGGTCTATTCGCCGATCCGCAACAGGCTGCCGCGCGTCGGCGGTGGCACGGGCCTTGCGACCAACTGGCGCCAGGTCAACGCCATCACTGGTTCCGGCTACGACGCCTCGCCGTGGGTGCCGGAAGGTCAGCGCGCCGGTCAGATGAGCTACAACACCTCGAACAAGGCGGCCTCTTACGTCACCATCGGTGAGGAAGATGCGGCCACGTTCGAAGCGATCTCGGCGGGTCGCACCTTCGAAGACATCCAGGCCCGTATGACCATGCGCCTGCTTCAGAAGATGTTCTTGAAGGAAGAGATGGCGCTGTTGTTCGGCAACACCTCGGTGGCGCTGGGCACCACGCCGACGCCGACGACCTCGGCTTCCGGCACCGGATCCTCGCTCGGCACCACCACGCAGTCGGTGATCTGCATGGCGTTGACCGGCGAAGGCTACGCCAACTCGAAGCTCGCCACCGGCGTTGCCACGACCAAGACGGTCACGGGCGCCGACGGCAAGACCTTCACCATCAACGGCGGCGCGGCGCAGAAGTCGGCGGCCGCTTCGCAGGCTGTCACCGCTGGCAACACGCTGTTCGCCTCGGTGGCGGCGGTGCAGGGCGCCGTCGGTTACGCCTGGTTCTGGGGCCTCGCCGGCTCCGAAACGCTGGGCGCGATCACCACCATCAACTCGGTGGCGATCACGGCAGCGGCAACCGGCACGCAGACCGCGGCTTCGATCACGGCGGCGGACTACTCCACCAACTCGATCGCGTACGACGGCCTGTTCACCACGGCGGCCAAGAGCGGTTCGGGCGCCTATGTGCAGGCGTTGGCCACCGGCACCGCTGGCACCGGCACCGCGCTGACCGCATCCGGCAAGGGTTCGGTCAACGAGATCGACCAGATGATGGTGACGATGTGGAACAACTACCAGGTCTCGCTGTCCGAGATCTGGGTGAACTCGCAGGAGTTGAAGAACATCACCACCAAGGTGCTGACCGGCGCCACTGGCGGTTCGCTCATCAACTACTTCCACGATCCGAAGGCGGGCGAGTACATCCTGACCGCCGGCGGCGTGGTCGAGTTCTACTACAACCCGTTCATGGCTCCGGGTGCTGGTCGGCGCATTCCGATCAACATCCACCCGATGGTGCCTCCCGGCACGATCGTCGGCTGGGCCAACGACCTGCCGATCCAGTACCAGTCGAACGAGGTGCCCAACGTCGCGGAAGTCAAGACGCGCCAGGACTACTACCAGATCGACTGGCCGATCACGACCCGCCAGCGCCAGGTCGGCGTCTATGCCGAAGAGGTGCTGGCCGTCTACGCGCCGTTCGCGATGGGCATCATCAACAACATCACCAACGGCTAATCGCCGTTCGGAATTGGCCGGCGCCTAAAAAGCGCAGGTCTATAGCGCCGTCCGTGATTCACCCCCCCCGTCACGGGCGGCGCTTTTTTCTTCATTTCACAGTCGAGAGGACATTATGGCCAAGAGAACAGTCAAGCTGAAAGTCGCCCACGGCACCGACGAGGTGAATGCAGACGGCCAGGCGTATCGCGTCGACAACGACGACACCGTCGAAGTGCCGGAAGAGGCGGTCGCGCCGCTGCTCGAAAAGGGCGGTTGCGTCGTCGTCGACGAAGCGGCGCCGGTCGTGCCGAAGGGTTTTGCGCTGCTCGAGCATGACGATCCGAACGCCTCGGTTAGCCATGGCGAGCGCGATGGCAACTACATCCGCGTGCCGCTCGACAAGGTCAACGTCTACATCCAGTCGCACGGTTTCCGCCTGGTCAATATCCCGGCCGCGGCTGAGTAGGGGACGCTTTCGCGATGGGCGACCTGACGACGCTTGCGACCGCGCTGGACTGGCTGGGGCAGAGTAGCGATGACGATGATATCGTCGCGCGCCTGGTCTCGGCCGTGTCCACCTCGATCCAGGCCTATCTCGGCTTTCAGGTCGCCAGCGCCACCTACGCGCGCAGCTTCAATGGTCGTGGCGGCCGGCAGATGATGCTGCCGGACCGCCCCGTCACCGCCGTTGCATCGGTGACGATCGACGATCAGGTCGTGCCGTCATCGACCGGCGCTTTTGTCGATGGCTTCGTCTTCGACGACAAATTCATCTATCTGCGCGGTTGCTATGAGTTCTGCCGCGGCGTGCAGAACGTGCAAGTCGGCTACACCGCCGGCTTTGCATCGACGCCGCTCGACATCGAGCAAGCCTGCCTTGAGTGGCTGAAGATCATCTATGAGGGCTTGGACGTCACGCCGGGCACGCAGGAGATTTCCGCCGGCGACACCAAGATCACCTATTCCGACGCCATCACCAAGCTGGCGTCCGGCTCCATCCTCGTGCCGCCCGTCATCGCGGCGAAACTGCAACCATACCGAAGGGTCGCACCGACATGACCGGACTCACCAACTATTCCGCCGATGCCTTTCTGAACTGGCTGTCGGGCCTCGAGCCCGTGCCGGCGATTGGCTCGCGCTTCCTCGGGCTGTTCACCGCGGTCGGCACCGACGCTGGCACCGGCTTCACCGAAGTCACAGGCTCCGGCTACGCCCGCGTGCAGGTGGCAGGCGC